TGCATGGCAGAAGGCCGGTATGTCAAAGCAACGCTGGTGCATCATCGTGTGCCGCTGGCGGAAGGTGGCACGAATGCGCCAGAGAACCTGTGCAACCTTTGTGCATCCCATCATACTGCGCTGCACAACAAAATGCGGCGAGATGCTGGTGGGAACGGTGCAGCAGAATGAAAGTTTTGAATTCGTTTGATTGATTTGAATCTTTTGAAATCCTTTGATTTTCTTTGAAAAACCGTCTCTTTTCAAACGTCAGTTTTACCCAAGGGGGAGTGCAAATCTCTACGTGGGTACGATTGAAAAACGGCGGTCCAGTCACGCACACAAAAATTGGATTTCAAAAAGTCCGGGAATGATTCAAAAACGGAACTGAAAATGCTATAAAGCCGCGCAGGTATGCGTAAAAACTGGCGTTTGATTTTTGCGAATTGTTTGATTTCCTGCCCGAAAAAATCAATCAAAATCAAAGAAATTAAACAGGAATGAGGGTGAGAAGATGCCAGACCGAAACGGTGCTAACCGTGGCGGTGCCCGACCGGGTGCAGGCCGCAAGAAGAAACCGCTGTCTGAGCGCATTGAAGCCGGGCAGAAGGCAACGGTGCTGAAAATACCGGAAGTGGAAACAGCGCAGATGCCGAAGATAAAGGATTATTTCAAGGCCGAGCAGCGGATGGGAGAGCTGTATGCCGCTGAAATTTACGAAGAAACGTGGCAATGGTTAAATGAGCGCAGCTGTGCATCCCTCATCAACCCGATGCTGCTGGAGCAGTACGCCATGAGCGCATCCCGGTGGGTGCAGCTGGAAGGTATCAACTCACAGTACGGTTTCATTACCAAGACTGCGCAGGGTGTTGTAACAGCATCGCCCTTTGTGGCACAGGCACAGGCTTATATGAAGCAGACCAACCAGCTGTGGTATCAGATTTATCAGATCGTCAAGGAGAACTGCTCCACGACTTTTGACGGTACGCCGCAGGATGACCTGATGGAGCGCCTGCTGAAGGCACGGGACGGAGATACAGGAAGGTGATAAGTTTTGCAGAATTATACCCTGACACCCCTAATGGCACAAACCTCGCATTACGATGAGCGGAAAGCTGACTATGCGGTCAGTTTTATCGAATGCCTGAAACACACAAAAGGCAGCTTCTATAACGCGCCATTCAAGCTGCTGGGCTGGCAGGAGCGCATCATCCGGGATCTGTTTGGTATTATAAAGCCAAACGGTTATCGGCAGTTCAATACAGCGTATATCGAATGTCCGAAGAAGCAGGGAAAAACCGAACTGGCTGCTGCGGTAGCTCTACTCATGACCTGCGGAGATGGTGAGCAGCGTGCAGAGGTGTTCAGCGCCGCCGCAGACCGCCAGCAGGCCAGTATCATCTTCATGGTGGCGGCAGATATGGTAAAGCTGTGCCCTGCATTGGATGCACGGTGTAAGATTCTTTATTCCCAGAAAAGAATCATTTACAAGCCAACGAACAGCTTCTATCAGGTGCTGTCCGCAGATGCGCCGACCAAGCACGGCTTTTCCATCCACTGCCTGTGCTTTGATGAGCTGCACAATCAGCCGAACGATAAGTTATTCAATGTCCTGACAAAAGGCTCTGGTGATGCCCGGAAACAGCCACTGATGTTCATCATCACGACTGCCGGAAATGACATCCATTCGGTCTGCTACCAGCAGCACCAGAAAGCACAGGATATTCTGGATGGCCGTCAGCATGACCCGACTTTTTATCCAGTTATCTACGGTGCACCCATGGATGCTGACTGGACAGACCCGGAAGTCTGGAAGAAAGCGAATCCATCGCTGGGTGTCACCATTGACATCGAAAAGCTGGAAGCCGCCTGCAACTCGGCAAAGCAGAATCCGGCAGAGGAGAATGTATTCCGGCAGCTGCGCCTGTGCCA